ATAAAGAGCAGACAAAAAAACTATTTAAAAACAAATGGTATGATTTAGCTCAAGCTTTAGAGTTTTTTGAAATAATAGAACATTGCTCATGTGTATCAGCGAGATTAGAAGCAAACGGCGGAAAAGATGTTTATTGTGACATATGTAAAGGTGCTAGATTTATTATTAGCTCTGCGCTCACTCCTGACGAAATGCGTGAAGTTAGCACTTTTGTTAATGCGGCGCAAAATGCGGAAGTAGCAGAAAAATTACAAAAAAGTTTAATGAAAATTCTTTCGGAACACAGATGAAATGTGGTAGATGTAACTATGATCTAAATTTTGTTTATGAAGATATAGTTCAGGCTGAACAAGTTTTACATATTCAAGAATACTATTGCCCCCGGATGCAAGAGCTGTTTAATAGAAACGTACGCTCAAGAAGGTATTGTTAAATCTGAATGGATTGATTTTAATGGAAAATAATATAGAAAGATTTGAAGATAAAAATTCTTTTATGGATAAGTTTGAATCACTTCGTCCTGATTTATTTTTTCCAGATGAATGGACAGATGAACAAAGAGAAAAAGCTGTTGATTTAGTTCGTCCACAAAAAACAAGAACATCAATGTTCTCTTCAATTCCAATGAGATGTGAAGCATCACGTTGCATTTTTGCTGAAACTTGTCCACTTCATCAGCAAAATTTAGCACCAAAGGGAAAACCTTGTCCAATAGAAATGGGAATGGTTTCTCAGTTTACTGGTGAATATATGGAACAACTAGACGTAAGTCCAAATAACTTAGTTGAAGTTTCAATGGTAAGAGATTTAGTTGATCAAGAAGTTCAATACTTGCGTAAAACAAAACTATTAGCTAAAGAACATTTTATTCAAGAGAATATTATTGGTATAGATAAAGATGGTGAGCCAATTCTTAAAAAGGAATTACACTTAGCAGTAGAACTTGAAGACAGATTACATAAAAGAAGAAAAGATTTACGTAATCAATTACTAGCAACTAGAGAAGCCAGGGCAAAGACTGGTCAAACTCAACTTGATACAGCTCAAGCTATTTCTGATATTATTCAGAAAGTACAAAAGATTGAAATAGAAAACAATAAGCTTATTCGTAAAAAACTTGGCACATATGAAGTAGATGATTATATAGAAGCTAGCACTAAAGAACTAGAGTAGAGATATGAGAAAACATAGATTGAGTAACGCTCAACTAGAAAATCTGGGTAATCAAATAGAGGTTGGAGAGCAATTCTTATCTCCTCAAAGATCTGCCGTAACAAGTCAAAGAATTGAAGCAATGCTGCGGAGATGAAATTGTTAGAGGAAAAACATTTACTGTTGGATCCGCAAGAGGATATTTAGAAAGAGCAAAAGCTGTTACAGATTCATATTTAGATTACATGATGCAGCCCGAACACAGAAGTGCATCTGGGCTTGCTAGATTTAGAGATTTAACAGACCAAGGATTAAGAGATAACTTAGAGTTTCTGGTTCAATCAGAAAACTTAGATTTATCTTTATTAAATAAAGCAGCTGCAGATGATGTCTATGCGCAGTATAGAGAAAAAGTACTTTCTTTAGATCGAACATTCACTGAGTTAGGCATGCCGGGAAATTCGCTTCCATCAGAAAGTCCATATAGACACTTTTTAAGATATATAGTTGATCCATTTGGTGGTGGTGATCCAAAAGATGGAATTCATCCACATACACTCAACTTAATGAGAACGTCATTTAACCCAACTCATGACGCAACAAGCTTAGAAGATTTTTCAACAGGTAGAAATAGAATGAGATCTCCATTCTCTCTTGCAAGACTATATGAAAGAAGTAAGAAATTTTTTCCAGAAGGATTACCTAGCTCTAATATTATAGATAGAAGTAAGCCAATGAATCATTTAGCTTTTGAAAAAGGAAGAAAGTATACAGTTATAACATGGGACACTGAAACAACCGGACTAACTCCAGAATCTCAAATAAGAGAAATAGCATTAGTTAAAAGAACAATAGAGTATACAGATGCTGGAGAAATGATAAGTAGCGCTCCTGAAATATTAACTAGCAAAAGTTTTGCTTCTGATCTAATGGATATAGCTGGATACGTTGATAAACATGGACACACAGTTCCTTTATCTGAAGCTGCATTTTTATCTGAAAGAGGAGGTTATGTACCTGACGATGAAATGATAAAGTTTAGAAAGGCATACAAAGAAGGCGGTTCAGAAGTTGTTTCAGATCTTAAAGAGATTCTAAAAATTTTTACAAATGATGGTAAAAGTGTTGAAAACTTTAGAATAGAAGGTCACAACGCCGAAGCATTCGACTTAGACAAGCTCATAGGAACTCTACAAAGGCTTCCAGCATTTCAAGAAGATGAAGAAGCAAAAAGTCTATTGAAAAAATTTTTACAGTTAAGATCATCTAATCCTAGTTACATGATAGACACACTAGATAGTGCAAAAATTGCTATGGGTATGCAACAAGCTGAACTTGAAAGAATAATGCAAAATGCCGGATCAATTTTGGGAGACAACACATTTAGTATATCTCCAGAATTGCAGCGTGGATTATTGTCTTCTTTTAGTATTTCTCCAGAAATGTTTGGCGGAGCAAAAGGTACTGAGTCATTAGAGAATTTATTCTTAAATACTAATTTTTTTGAACTGTTAGAAAATAATGCTGGAGAAGAAGGATTAAAAAATTTAACTCGTTTAATGGAAACTCGTGGTACCCACACCGCAGAAGTCGACACGATGTTAAACGCATACATAAGTAATTTCATTAATAATAATGAACTTAAGATTAGAAGACTTCCAACTCCTGGATTAACACCATCTGGATTAAGCGATGCAGCCGCAGCTGAATATAGTGTTAAAGAAAAAGAACTTCAAGACTTATTTAAAAGTCATGGTTTCATGAAAGAAAAAAGGTCAATGACCGCTTTTGAAAAATTCATGAGAGCAAGAATTAGAAGAAGTAGCGCAGTAACTCCAATAACTAATATATCAGACATGAGTAGAGTGTCTAGTAATGTTTTTGATTTTCTTCAAACAGAATCGGGAATGAAAAAGATATCTCTGTCTGTTGACACAGAGTATCTAGCAAGATTACAAAGCAATCCACAACCAATTAATCTTGGTATCAATCTAGCCGACGAAGCATCGGCAGGATCAATTTATTATGACGCTGAAAAAAATAAATATGTATTTTCTAATTTTGAGTCTAGAGGAGTTTCAGGAGCAGGATTTCAAGAACTTGATGACACTGCAACAGTACAAAAAGCTTTTAAATTTGCTTTGGATGAAGCTAGAGAAGGAAAAGCTGAAAGAATAAATTTAGGAAACGGTAACTCGATTTTAGCAAATCGAGGAAGTCTGGCTTTATCTAATATTGGAATAACTGAGATAGAAGCAACAGAGCTTGATCAAATGGTGCATGCCAGGAAAGCTCTTAAAAACCTTGGAACACCTAGATCATTGTCAACAGATGTGACTGGTCTATCTAAAGCAATGGGCACCACAAGTGAACATTATGGACTAAGAAGTGGCGGATACGCTCCAGCAATTGTTGGATCAAAAACCGCTGAATATTCACAGGCTTTAATTGACAGAGGTTTACCTTATGCTACTTATGATGTTAGAAGTAGAATACTAGCTTCAGCAGAAGCTAAGGCTACATCAAAAATAGGCGAAAAATTAATAGATAAAGTTTCAAGAACTGGAACTAATGCTTATAGTTCTTTAGCTGGAAAAGATTTAGGTAAGTTATCCGACATTGGTATACAATTTACAATGGCTCAAGGTAAAGAAAGTATTTTTGATATACAAAGAAGAACAAAAACGGGCACTTATGCTATAGAAGAAAATTCATATTTTAGAACCCCAGTTACCGGTACTGCCAAAAAATCATCCAGAGTTATTGTCAATGCAGACGACCTTGCTAATCTCACAATAAGACAGTTTGATGATGCGGGAAACGTTATTGGTGATGGCATTAAATTTGGAAGTAAGGAATTTTTAGAAAATGCAAATCTAAACAGATTTATAGATTCAACAGTTCAAGCAGCAGACTCACAATTAGAAGATACTATAAACAGAGCCTTTGTTCCTAAGGGTTTAGCTAAAGAAACTACTGACGATTTAGCTGAACAAGTTTTAGCTGGAAATATTAGAGCTTACAATAAACTTAAATCAACGCCAGGTTCTTTTATTAACACTCAAATGCAAGATGAAGCAAGAACTTTAGCTAGAAATATTTTTGGTGAAAAAAACTTAACTTCAGTTAATCTAACAGAAAGAATGCAGCAATTATCTGAAGTTGCAAAACTCACAACGCGAGAAGCTAGAGAAGAAAAGTTAATCGAGTTTGCAGGCAAAGCAGATCCAAATGTTGTTATTGCAAATTATAGAGCTACCGTTGGAACGATAGCAGAAGAAATAAGTCAAACAGGCATCATAGGAATGAAAATAACAGGAGATGCCGCAGTAGAAACCATAAATCAAGCAAGATTAGCTCAAGGTATTTCTGGCGTAAGGGATACTGACGTGGCATTAAAGGGTAGGGTTCATAGACTCATTGATGTATTCAAAACTGAAAAAGACGGTGTAATTGGTTTTGCAACGTCTGGATCAGTAACTGAAGATATGGATACAGCAGCAAGAGCTCTTGTAGGTGAAACAGTAGATCCCGGTATAGCAAGAGCTATGGAAGACGCCGCTGCAAAAACAGCTCTTATTAATTCTGGATCACTTGTAGAGTCTATTAATCCAACACTACCAGGCCTTAGTGAAGGTGAACAGATTGCTACCGATGCAATAGCATTAGGCAGAAGAGTATATGAATCCAATAAAGGAAAGTTTGCATTAGGCGCTTTAGCCTTAGCTGGAGCCGTTACTGGATATAAAATGGCCAAAAGAGGAAACGAAAATGATCTTTATGACGCTACTATGGGACCAGCACCAGTTGAACAAGGGCAAAGGCCTTATGGTATACAAGAAGCATTAATGGGTAATGGTCAGACTTCAAGAAGAAGAGATCCATTATTCACAGCTGGTGTTGTAGGAAATTTAGATAGACAAAAAATAGGTCATACATCAATGGGTTCTAATAAAAATAATCATTTATTTGGAGATAGATAAATGGCACTTCTATCAAGCATAGGTAAATCTATATATAAAGGAGCTACCACTAAAACTGGAGCAGGCCTTATTATAGGAGGCGCTGCTATGGCGGGGCTTGCAAAAAATGCTGCACCAGCAGCAAGAGATGCTGCTATGGATGTTGCTTTTGGTGATCCTAATGCGGATGAAACTTTTCTCGGAAGAAAGCTAACGCCTGGTGCAGTCTTTGATGCAGCAATTCCAGGTTCTAGTACAGGTAGGAACACAATGGCCGCTATGGGCCTAGGAGCAACGCTGGGAGGCGTTGTTGGTGGCATGGCTAAAGGTTTTAAGGGTGGAGTTTTGGGAGCAGCATTTGGAGCAACAGCTGGATTAGCAGGAAGTGCTGCAATGGGAGTTGGTTATATAAATAGAAATGAAAGATTCATAAATGAATCACCGTATGTTGGGACTAGAAGATTAAACAGAGACATGACTTATGGTGGAAAACTTTATGGTCAAAGAAACACTTCATCGCAAACCGCGCAAGAACTTAACGCAGACGGAAACATAGTACTCGGCTTACATAATTTAAGAAGGGGCGGTTAACCATGAGTGATATGAGTGGAATGACTGACGAAGCTCCTCAGATTCCAGGAATGATGGGTAAGGGTTTAGGCGCCCTTGAAGCAACAGCGGGAATACAAAATCCACTGTTGTTATTTGGCTATGGTGCATACAGAGCTCAAAATACAATTCTTAAAGGTGGATTTTTAGATAATAAAGGAGGACGTGGATTAGCTGCTAGGTCTAGAGCAAAGTTTAGACCTTTCATAGGAAACGCATTAGATCCACTTGGTCCACAAGGCGCAAGTCAATTTGTTGGCGGAACAAGACTTAAGCCAACGAGACAAAGTTTAAGTCAGGGAAGAATCTTTACACCCACCAGAAGAGGAGAGCGTTTAGCAAAAGGTCGGAAGAGCTGCAGCTAGATCTGGTGTAGATGATTTAAATAAAGTAGGGTCTAACTTTAAAAGATTTAGAAGAGGAAATCTAACTGCAAACCCTAGAGCATTCTTTAGAGACCCAAACCTTTCTAGATTTGGAGCTGGTTACAATAAAGGATTTATGGCACCAAATGCCGGTGGAGCATTAGCTTCATTAGGTAACATGTTGACTAGAACTTCCAAAGATTCAACACCAGCATTTAGTGGTGGAATCATCGGAAGAATGGGAGCTATAACTAAACTAGAAAGAAGAGCCGCAAAAAATGCAACTAGTAAGTCTGTTCTACGTGGAGATTTAAATCTAGCGAGAATATCCAAGATGAACGGCAAAGGTTTGATGGCCAATGTAACTAGAACTGGTGTTATAACTCAAAATATTAGTCCTTTTGCAGGAACAGCATACTCTAGTATAGTTGCTCCGACAACAGTGAGAACAGGTAGTGCTATATCAATAGCATCAACTCCATTAGCAGGATTAGTATCCAAAGGAGGAAAAGAAGCTCTTACAGTTGGTGAGCGCAGATACATGACGATGATGGGTGTTAATGCTACAAAATCAAGAAACTTTATGAACGCAATATTAACACCTGGTGGTGGAGCAGAAATGCGAACTGCAATGGGAACAGCTGGAACAAAAGCTTTTGGTATAACCAATATTGCAATGACGGATGCAGCTGAAAAAATGATCAGACCTTTAGCTGGAGCTCTAGGAAAAGATGCAAGACTACTTAATACAGCTTTGAATAGAGGAATTGGAACTGGTGCAGGTTTTGCATCTTCAATGGCTGATGATGTCGTTAAAGCTAGAATGGGTACAATAGCTACTGAAATAGTGGACAAGGGAATAATAAAGTCACTTGGAACAAAAGGAGCTTTGTCTGCAGTTAAACACGGTGGAGCTAGAGTTGGTTTAGCTGTAGCTGGAGAAGCAGCTTTGGCAGCTGTTCCTGGTCTTAATTTAATATTTGCAGCAGACATGGCATATCAGCTTGCTAAGCTTGGTGGATTGGCTGTTAAAGCTGGAATTAACTTTGGTAAAGATGGAATGAAATCAATGCAAGGTAATATGAATAGCGGAATCTTTGGAGCAGGATATAAAGATGATGAAGTTAGAGCAACCTCTAGGGCTAGAGGTGTTGCCGCAATTCAGAACAGTAGGCTAAATGCTAGATCATTGCTTGGATCAGAAGGTGCGATGATGGCTTCGCATTTCGGGTAGAATATACTATGGACAAAACTCAGGAATTTCGTAAAAGACTAGAAGGTTTATCTAGAGACGATCTTTTAGAAATTATCAATGCTCAAGATCCAGAATATTCAAAACAAGTAAATAGAATTGAATGGGTTTTTAAGAACAAATTAAATCATATAAATTGGGCTGATGGAACACCAGTTGAAGGCAGAGAATTTACAAATAGAGAATTAGCTTTATTGATTGACGAACCTTTTGAGGTTGATAATAATCTTTTGGACATGCGGAATATCTGCTGATCAACAAAGACAAATACATCTATCTAAGGATCCATGTAGATGGGCAAAACATTTTCTTCAAGCAGAAACAAGAGTTTATCAAACTTTGATTTTGCGCGATCCAGCATTAAGAAAAGTATTAAGAGCAGGTCGTCGTTTAGGAAAAACTTTCAGCATGGCTATTGCTTTACTCCATTATAGTTACACCCATAAAGATGGAAGATGTCTAGTTATTGCTCCAATGAAATCACACGTTGAATTAATTTATCAAGAAATTCTTAGATTAGCTTCTAAGAATGAAATAGTAATGAATTCAATTACAAGAAAAGTAACTAGTCCTCAGTTTATGATTCAATTTTCTAATGGCTCTACAATTAGGTTCTTCACATCTGGTATGCGCTCAGGTGGAAAGTCAGACGTAGCCCGTGGTCAAGAAGCACACATAATTGTGTTGGACGAAATGGACTACATGCATGCAGATGACCTTGACGCGCTCTACGCGATGTTACAGAAGACCGCAGAAGATCAACCGGACAAAATACTCATTGGAGCTTCAACACCAACTGGTAGAAGAGAAAGATTCTGGGAATGGTGCAGAAGCGCTAGATTCCAAGAGTTTTGGTTTCCGTCATATTGCAACCCATATTTTTCAAAAGAACAAGAAGATGAATTTAGAGAGCAATACTCAGAAATGGGTTATCGTCACGAAATTGAAGCAGACTGGGGCGAAGACGCAGAAGGTGTTTATCCTAGAAAGTTTATAGACAAAGCTTTTATAGATCCATCTTGGGATTATACACCTGAAATACAATCAGCTAGATCATTTTATACAATTGGGGTTGACTGGGATAAATACGGCGCTGGAACAAACATAGTTGTATTGGAAACCTGCAATGAGAACTATGAAGATGAAAGATTTAGAAATAAAGTCAGAGTTGTGTATAGAGAAGAAATTCCCAAGTCTGAATATACTTTAACGAATGGAGTTAATAGAATAGTTGAATTGAATGAATCTTTTCATCCAAAGCATATTTATGTTGACCGCGGATACGGAGAAGTTCAAGTTGAGCTACTTAGAAAATATGGAACAGAAAACCCAAAATCAAATCTTAGAGACAGAGTTAAAGGAATAGGTTTTGGTGAAAGTATAGAGATAAGAGATCCATATACTAAGCTTCCAATTAAAAAAGAAATTAAACCATACATGGTAGACAATCTAACTCAATACCTTGAAAGAGAAGCTATTTTATTTCCAGCTTCAGACGAAGAACTTTATATGCAGCTAATTTCATATGTTGTTGTTAGAACCACCCAAATGGGAAGACCTATATTTGAAGCTGGTGGATCAGCCATGGATCACGCGCATGATGCTTTAATGTTAGCACTTCTTGCTATTACTCAAAATTATGGAGACTTTAGTAAATTAAAAGTGGCAAGAAATAC